GTGACTGGAGTTCAGACGTGTGCTCTTCCGATCTAAGGAGGCCTCCGGCTGCACGTACGGCATCGCCCGCGACATCAGCCGCCGCAAGGGCGCCGTTAAGATCAAGAATGCCGGCCTTGCTTATCTGTTGGGGTGTTAAAGTAGCCATGATTAAACTGCTCCGGTTACGACGACATCACTCTTTGACTGAAGGGTCGCGTCAAAAGATAGTAGCCCTGGGGTTTCGCCAGTCTTACCATATGATGTGATATTAAAGAAACCCTCAATGGTGCCGTTGGTGTCCGTGTTTAGCATTTGGAACCTACCGCAACGGTCACCAGTGGTTGCCAATTCGAGGAGACGGGTAGAGCCGACGATATTTAGCCCGGTGGTTGGGTCAGTGATGCCCGTCCGCTTATCTGCATTACCGGAGATATTAATTGTAGCCTGTGAAAAGCCGGTGTATTCAGAATCGGTGTAGTCACCAGTAGTACTCGAGCTGGTGGTATCTTCAACCGGGTTATCAAAGGTGAAACCTCGGGTTTTCACGCCTCCGATAATCTCCCAGGCGGTATCGCCGTCATTTCGGGCCAGCATTACGAGCTGCTCGCCCTTGGTAACATTTGACGTGCAAGTCATCGTTGCGGCCTCTTAGTTATACCGGGTTCCGGTATGTTGAAAAATTCATGGTGTATACGTGCCTGTCGTTCTCATCCCTGCCTATACCAGCAAGGCTTGATAGTGGCTCGAATTCTTTATAACACGTCCCGTTAATTTCTACATCCCCTTGAGATATGAGGAGTTCATAAACCAGTCGCGCTTTGTTGTATGTGTCAATCCCGGCCTTACCTTTCCCCCCCCTGACAAGTATCTGAAAAGTAGGCTGCTCATACTGCTCTTTCAGATCAGCAGGTACACCGTTTGTGTCAAGTACAAGCGTCTGCTCATCAATGCCCGGCATCCATTCCATTCCCGCCAGATCATCACCAGAGATACCGAGGTCGTTATCACTCAGCAGCTTGACCAGATCAAAGCTTGGCGCGTTCTGGCTCATCGTTTAGCCTTCTTTCTGATCAGATCCAGTATTACCTTGGTATTGCGTAGAACTGCATTTTCCAGGAACTTAGGTCCAGTGCCCTGCTTTGTAAAATTGTTACTGCTTGGCATCTCATGGACGAATGGGGCATATTTTGCAGTATAGCCCACCCGGCCTATGATCTTGCGCCCGACTCTCTGAACGTCACTAAATGCGCTGTTATTCAATACGCCAAATTCAACCGGGGTAGCCTCTTGAGATTCGGCTTGAACGTGCTTTACAGCCAACTTGAGTCCGACAGAAATATCACCTTCTATTTTTCCTATCTCTCGCGTTAGGTTGCGCATTATGTCATTGGCGCCCCTCATCTTGGTCGCCATATCACACCACCATACGGGCTAGGGTGGACATGCTTGGGGTATGGGTCACCACCATAACCTCTCGGGCTTCAACTTGATCAGGTGATGGTGTATCGGCGAACTGGCCCAAAGCCACATAGTCGCCAAGCCCCAAAACCGTCTCTGAGTAAAATACCTTAGATGAGGTGAAAACCTTACCCTCTGCCGTGCGCATTTCTTCCACTCGATTGGCATGCCTTGCTGGAGCTTCAACACCGGGAGACCATGACTTACCACCGAACCCATCATTAGAGACGGGCCTCCAGTAGGTCATTATCTCGGGCAGGCTGGTGGCGGTCATGCGAACTGCACCACGGCAGCCTTCTGATCAAAGTTGACCAGGCAGCCATCCGCAAGCGAGTTAGCTATCTGGCCATAATTCGTAGAGAGCAAGCCAGACATGCTTGTCCCTCTCTGGAATGTCTTAGAAGCGTTCTCAAACTTCTCAGAGGTAAGCTCCGGGTCAGCAGCACAGACAAAATGTGCAGATAGGAAAAGTTCGATCTGGGTCAGTGCGTCCTCATCAAAAGACGTGCCGCACTTATCATTGACCTGACTTACTATCGCATTTGCTGCAGTGATGAAAGGCGTAGTATCAAGCGACGTTGACTTGATCGCCTGGACATCCGCATCTGTGACCCGGTTACCCATTATTTAGCCAGGAGTGATTCAATCTCAGCTTTCAGGGTATCGTTCTCCTTTTTCACATCTCCAAGCTGATTTTCTAGCTCATCAATGCGCTTGCCTGCGGCGTCCAGAGCCTTGGCGGCATCATTTGGTTTCATGCCACCGGCACTCTCTTCCATTTCAGACTTCAGACGCACCTTATTCACCAAGGCCGATGCTTGTTTCTCGTTGAGGTCGATAACTTGGCCAATCTTGCAGTCTTTACCCTTGATCTGGGTGTTACCACGAGTGACCACATACTTTTCAGTTTTTGCTTTCTTTGGAGCTGCCATTTTTTTCCCCTAGAACGGCGGGGCAATTAAGCCCCGCCGTACCGGTTGTGGTTCGGTTTACGATACGGTCAGGTGGCGAACGCCGGTCTTGTTATTGGAATCACTCTTAATCTGAGGAACCATAGCGGCGTAGGTGGTAATTACCTGAGACTCGAAAGGGTTGGTCTTGGTGTGTGGCACCATGATGATATCAGACGCAACCGCCAACTGAACGGTACGAGCCTCCATCTCTACCAATACAACCTGAGTACTGGCCAATTTCTCGGCGGCCTTAACATCCTTTATCTGAGAAATATCCTTAATCCGATCCAGGATGGTCTTGGAAGGGAAACCCGCCTTGTAATCCTTCTGCAGGAGAGTCCAGATATCATTGGCAACATACACCATCACAGAGTCATTGCTAACACCGCCCTGGTTCGTCCACATCTCGCCAATCTGTGCGATCAGCTCAGTGACGATAAGATCATTGTTAGCCGCCACGGTCCAATCGGAGATAGTACCAGTACCACGAGTTGGGTGGGTGGTGTATCCGTAGATCGGGAACGCTGTACCATTGAAGGTGACAGAGATAGCCGCGTTACCGTTGAATAGCATGTCCTCCAGCTTCTCAGCTACCTGACGAACAGACTCACCGGTACCCAGGCTTTGCTTATAGTTAAAGCCCTGCTGTCGCCATGGCACACTGAACGACTGATGGGTGATAGGGTTCGGGACAAAGTCTTCCGTGAACTTTGTATCATTACTCTGAAACTTATTAGGATTCATATCCTGTTCAGCTTCCTGGAATTCGTTAATATTCTCGAATCCCACCAACTGGTCGCTGATATTGGCTGTGAAGGTCAAGCCCCCGGCCTGCAGGTCTGCGATCCCATTCAGAGACCGACGCCGAACCGTGGTAATCATGTCCTGGATGGCAAGGAAATCCTCATGTCGAAGTGAAGTCGCGTTAAGCGCATTCAACTGCTTGAGAAGGGCCTGGCTATCTGAGTTGGTCGCTAGAACTGCGCCTTCAGCATTAACCGCCTGGTACTTACTCAGGCCTGCGTTTCTGAATGCCTCATCATGAGTGGTGGCATACATTCCCCAGTTATGGGCGTTTGCTACGATCATGGCCGCGTGTGAAGCGCGGCCACCACCGATTGATACAAGTGCATTGTTCAAAGTCCTTACTCCCTTACGCTACGCGCGCTTTAATGCGAGCGATTGAACCACCGCCGCTATTGTCGACCGCTTCCTGGGCACGGGCGACAACATTGCCCTCCGCGTCCGCTCCACCGGTGAGATTTACGCCAGCGTTAGTGCCCGGAGCAGTTGCCCCCGTGCCTGGCGCGCTCGCGGTAACGAGGTTAGTGGCCGGGACAGAAGCCACAATCTGCGCAACAACCTCGGTGGCTGTTGGCGTTGTGCTGTCCGGTATAATTGTGATCGTTGATCCAGCCACCACAACAGACGGTGAGGCGGTAGGCGTTTCGATAACAATCTGAATGGCATTGCCGTCAGCCCCCGCAGTTACTGCAGTAAAGAGTAGATCGCCGTTCGCGTCACCGCCAGCAACTGTGATCGTAGCGGCAACAGCATCAAGCGCTTTGCGCAACGCCCCGTCACCATTGGAGACCAGTTTGTCACTCTTTACGATGGCAACGGCGGCAGCTGGAACGAAGGCATTGACCCCTTGACCAGGGCTAAAAGACCCGTATCTTGCCAGCGTTCCAACCGCGTAGGCGGTATCGATGTCGGCGGCAACAGGGAGGTCGGTTAAGGCAAACAAAGGCTGAGCTTTGCCACCTGAGGAACTATGCTCCTGGACAGTGCCATCGGCCAATTCTTCAACCAGCATGCCGGGTTTAATGGCAGACGCGGCAGCAGTGATAGCCTCGTCATGGATAGACTGCCCAGCGGTATCCGCGAGCAGTTCAATTACTTGTGCACTTTGTGACATCTTCGTCGCACCCCTATTAAGTGAAGTCTAGAGCAGCAACGGCGCCGCTGGTAGAGCTATTCTGATGGATGGTGGCACCGGGGGGCAAATTGTCTACCTTCCCCGCTGGAACGATAGCCGCATTGAGCGCAACCAGCTCCGCCTCACCCTTGCCGGCAAGTAGCTCTGCCGTAAGGTCTGAATTGGCGATGATCGAGGCCTTGACCTCTTCAATGCGCTCACCCTTAGCCTTCTGGAACTCTGCGAAATCAGCCGCGTTAGCGGTGAACGCATCATAAGCTGCAAAGTCAAAACTCGCGTTAGTGGTCAGGAATTCACGGGCTTGTGCTTCAGTAATTGGGCTTGCAATCGCATTCACAAGGTCAACTTCGGACATAGACATGAGTCGGTCCTTGTCCTGCGCTGTAAACGCAAAAGCGCTGTTTGCGAGTAGTGATAGGACGACTTTCTCTTTGTCCATGTCCATGTCGTTTACCTCTGGGTGTTGTGGGTTTGGGGGTGTCTCCGGGACAAACTTAACCTCCCGTACTACAGGGGTGGCGTCTGGTAGGAGTGTGGCTTTATCCGCTTGATCGATAGAGTAAGAGCGCTTTAGCAGCCGCTCAGATGAACCCCGTATCTCAACCGAGTAAATGAGGGTGCGAGAGTCTGGGAATATTTCCCGAACCCATGTAAAGGCCTCTTGGCCTGTTACCTCTGCACTAATTAATGAATCCAGCTGGTCGCGTAGTTCGCGTACTGACAGCTCATTGTTTATCAAATTTGCAAAAATAATCGTTTCCGGCTCGCCTTCGGAGTTAGTAATTAGCTCCGTTCCGGCATGCGCCCCTGCCGCGTTTTCGTTTAGCAGGATGGCCACGTGGTCAAATTTGAAGCCTTGACCTTCATGCGCAAACTTTTCTCCAAACGAATCTTTTCCGTTACGCGCAACCAGATTTGAGATTGTCAGCCCCGTAGAAACCCCGATACTTTCACCTGCCTCAATCCGGCGTATCGTCTCTTTGCCGTCGTCTGAGTTATTGGCAACCTCTTCGTCAAGGCAAAAGTCACATGTGACAGACTTTCCGTCACGTCGCGGGCTTCGCACAAACCCCCCCATATTATGGGAATTGATGGCTAGTGGGTGGAACGCGGGTACGGGCTGGCCGTTAACAATTGGGTGGCCTGCTGGTGCGGGCATCATGTCAAGCTGCAGATAGGATGCTGATACCTGTTTCTCAGGGTAGAAGATATTATTCATTGCGATGTCGCCAACAATAGGCACCATCTTTGTCACAATATGAGAGCGGCCATTGATCGTCTCCCGCGTGAACTTGCCGGAGGTGTGGCTATTTATAGCAATCTTTAAGCCTGGCATCGTGCGCCCTCTATAAAATTAAGTTGATAGTAGGATGATAGGCCGATAAATGCAACTACCCGGACTTTTCAAGATTAAGTAGTTGCTCCCGCTCCTTAGTAAATTTCTCTGTTTTGGCCTCGGTTATCAGCTCTGGTACTACAGGGAGAAGCGCGCACCGGCAATTCCAGGGGCTCAGGCCAATACGGTCAAAGCCCTCATCCGGAGTGATAACGTCGCCATGCCACCCCGCGTGTAAGTGGCGGACCCTGCTATCTCTGGCTGTGACCCATCGCTGTAGGAGCTCTTCCCCTGTCTGCTCGCTTACCCTTTGCGTCTCCTCGATCGCTGAACGCTGAAAAGCCTGGATTGTTTCGGTGCGAGCGATTCTCTGGGCACTGGCCTTTGATACTCCAGCCCTCGCCCTTAGCTTGCGGGTAATCTCTCGAATACCTTCACCCTGGCGTAGGCCGTCGGTTAATATCTGCCTGGCCTCTCTGGCCTGGGCGTCCGTCCATCCCTTCAGTGACTCATAGGATCGGGTTGTCAGGAACTCCACGGCAGATTGGTGCACTGGGAAAGCCTGTATTACCGACACCTCGAAAGACAGGGAGGGTATAGCTCCCAGCCCTTGGGCAGAAATTGCCACCGGGGCCACCCCCTGAGGAGTGACACCCAGAACTACCCCTTGTGATTTGAGGCTGGCGCGCGTGCGGGCCAATCCTCGCTGATACGATTCAAGCTGATACCGGGCCTGCCAGTTTGGCGGCTCCGTGGTACCCAGCAATATCTCATCGATCTTTTGCTTGTAGAACTCAATGTAAGCAGTAAGCTGCGCGGGATTTTGCTCAAAAACGTTAAACGTCAGGGCAGTGGGCGGGTCCGCCATCCTGGCAAGTTCCTCCGTGGTCTCCTTAGCAAACAGGCGCCAGCGGCGATTAATCTCCCTAAACCATGCCTTCTCTATCCGCTTGGTACGTGTTGGGTTAGGATCAAGGGCCATTAGAAGAATTCATCCCAGTCCATCTGGATACTTACATCACCGGCCCCTACCTCTCTTGGGATCAAGAAAGTTATCTCTGTACCGGCGTACAAATCGAATCCTTTAACGTCAGGATTGGCCCGCTGGGTAGATGGGCCTACTATGCCAACATCTAGAGCGGTCAGACCAGCTAAGCTTAGATCATCAATTGAGTCCGTTGCTACCTGCATTATAGAGCTGTCTGAATCGACATCTGCGTATGTTAACCCTGCTGTGAACCCAGGATTTACGGATTCAATCTGTGCGGTAGCAAAAGCAAGGAACTCAACCGTTTTATTGACCTCGTTGGTACTGATAATGAAATCAATTGCTGCCCTCACGTGATTCTCTTTTCCCTGGAATGTTTCAACAGATTTAAGGCTGAGCAAGTGGATTCCAGTGCCTGCTGTTCCGGTATTAGCTGAAACATTCAGCCGCCGAGCACCAAAGCGACGATTGGAGGCATTCTGCTCCTCCCTTCCTGCAACTACCCCAAGGCGCCAAGATGATGTCTGAATAAATACTTCCCCATCACCGGCGAGGCGTTCGGTCTCTGCGAGTATGGGAAGGGACGGGTTTTGTAGGTGTGGCTCTTCTATCATGTTTGCAAAGTCGAATACGTGGGCCAGTATCCAGCCGCGCTCCCACCCACCGTAGACGGAAACCATCAGGGGTGCTATTCCAAGCCAACCGAAAGACACCATGTATAAGTTCAGTTTGGTAGGGTCGAGAGTAAAGCCACTGGCATTTAGTGGTATCCCATTGGTGTCGTGCCTGCCCCATTCTTCGCTCAGCTTATCAACGTTAAAATCTTCCTGCGGAACGAAGGTCTTATTGCCACCCTCCCAGAACCACGCGCCGAAAATACCTTGATCTGTACCGAACCCTACCCGGTCTGCACCATTCCCTATGCCAAAAAACTGAGTAACACCAGCTTCACCGCCAACCATGCGGGTAGTCATCTGGCAGAATGCTTCATGGCCTGGCCGGTATCGTAATGACTGAAGCGATCGCATTTGGGATAGACCTATACCACCAGCATCAACCGCAACCTTCCCCATACTAAGTGCGTTGGAGTTCGACCCTTGTCCGGTGGTGGTAACTATCACGTCTTTCGGAGAATTGTTGTACTGAAACTGTAAAGACACGTCGTCAACGTGGGCGCCGGTTACCAGCTCACCAAATAGAGAGGTCATGGCTTGCCGCCCAGCGAAGTCTACCAGGCCCTTACCCAGTTCGCCGTGCTGGCCTCTTCGGACTACCAGCATTATTCTTCCCCCTCTAGATCGTCCTCGAGCTCCACATCCTGGAACCCTACGGCGTCAAGCGCAGACCGTAATTTGACCTGATCACCGGCCATCGAACTCGCACCATTCAGCACTTGCATCAGCCCAGTGGACCTTTTAGCCGTATTTTCTGCCTCTTCTGTCTCGTTGAGGGCCTTCTGTGGCGGCCATTCAACAACCATATTGTCGGGTATTTTAAGCATGCCAGCCTGCTCGAGCATTTCCAAAGCCCTTCGTAATTGATCGGTGCAGAACTGCATTTGCCGGTCTGAAACCAACGCATTCCAAGCCGCCCGGTCCTCAGAACCTGTAAGCTGCCCGCCGCCTTTACCCGTCAGCACACGGATAGGGATTCCCGTTTGTGCTGAAACCTCTTCCACTGCTACATCAAATGCCTCTCTTGGGGTTGGCGTGTCGGTGGCAATGGCCTCAACATCAAAGCCCTCCGTGCGAATTACGTCCTGCATGGAATTTACAAAGGATTCAACTTCTGTGCGCAGCGCTGACAGGCCCTCTGGCGTCTCGTCAATCGACGCCTCTTTCCTGGCCATCATGTTTAGCAGGCGCCGAGCGTTCCTGAAATAAGCCTCTGCGGCTCCACCACGAACCTTAACCGTGTCCGTGATTGCGTTCCATACCGGCCCTAGTGCGCTAATACCCTCTATGGGGGAATCAAGCGAACCCTCGGCAAAATGTACAATCCGTTCCCAGTTAACGACTCGGGCGGCAAGGTTAACGGTTTTGCTCTTATCGCCAAAATCACGCACCATTACTTGGTATAGGACGGGAAGGCCAAAGCGTGGACTGGAGGCCTCGTTGTCGTACTCTGTGAAGGTTATGCCTTGCTCTGTGTATGCGTTGAATGTGACGGCGCTTAGGTCTCTGGCTGCACCCAATGGCTCATCGGCCTTTAAATTATCAGGGATGCCAACAAATAGGGCGGAAAATCTACCAATACGGTTTAGGATGTCGGCCTTTTCCAAGGCAGAGAATAGACCGACATCGATTAGCTGCTGTAATTCATTGGCGAGAACCTCATCATCGCCAACCATGAGCTTGGGGGTATCGCGCCAGCAGGACTTGGCAACCTTGCTTACCACTACATTGGCGATGCCTGATCGGCGCCACATGCCGTAATAATCTTCAAACTGGAGGTCTTGCCCATACCCAAACAGCTCGTTATAGTTGCGCTTTCCGTCTGGGGATATGCCGAATTGCCCCTGCGAGCCTCGGCGGCTGATGGTGTGCTGTAGATTGTTTAACAGTAGGGACTTAATGCCCTCTAGCTCTTCGTTAAACTGGTATGACTTAGACTTGGTCCAGGGGAATTGCATTTGAAAACCGCCCGCCTTAATTATAAAATATCTTACTTTGTTGGCTTATTTAAGCCCCGCACAAGCTTTCATGATAGCCCCCGCAAGCTCCTTTGGTGGGTTTTTAATACGCCCAGCCCTTATCTCACCTATTGTGCTAACGCTTCTGTTAGAGGCCTTTCCAATCTGCTCTAGTGTGCACCCTCTTTTTACTGCGGCCTCTATGGCTTTTCTAGCGCCTGCCCCGGTATCCTTGCCAGCTTCACCTTTCTTATTATGCGCGGCAATTGCTTTTCCAGAATCAGCAGCTTTTTTCTCTGAACCTTTCCCGGTAAAACAAAACCCTTTATTCCCCGCCCTATGGCCCGGAATCCCGTTTCTACTGCATGTTTCTACCGGCATGACAAATCACCACACAATGGCGCCCGCACGTTGGGGCTCTGATGGTTCTATATACGCTAAAACAAAGGCCTCCGCAACATTTGGGGATTTCAGATTGCGCTTTTTCATGTCATCTTTACCCTCTACTTTTACCCTACCAACCTTGTCCTGCTGGCGTTTTGGCTGTGATAGCTCAGTCACCAGCTCGTTAAGTCTGGCCATGTTGGAATCTAAGCTGATCAGCTGGTCATGGGGATACTCGATGCCTTTGGTGACCGCCCGCCAGGTCTTATGGAACCGCTGCATAATGCCCCACCACTCCTGGGCCTTCGGGTTGGCGAACATATCTGCATTTGTGCGGCCTGTGTTCTCATACTCCTGATCTTTGTTCTTTATTTCGCCGCCAGCATTCCACCCGTATGATTCTGGCCGGGTATGCCCTTCCTCCCGCATCTCCCGCAGCTTACCTTTGGTGCCTGCGCCAATGCCAACGTTATCGTATACCAGCTTATCGGTGTTTCTCTCAATAGCCCACAGGCTGGCCTTTTTAGCACCCTCTACCGAGTCACCTTCGGACCATGTGTCTGCGTCTGACGCTATAATGCCATGACGATAGACAACTGCGTCCAGGTCACCGCCCTCATCTGACGGATCATATCCAACCTGCCGCACTCCTACCGGCTCAATACCGAGCTTGATATGGGCATCGATTGCAGCCTTGACCCATGCGGCAGGGATAAAGATACCTTCAACAGAGGCCCCATAATCCCGGTCCACCTCTTGGGCAAAAATGTGAGATAACCCCATTCCCTCCTTCTCGGCCTTCTTGCGATCGTACCATTCCTGCGTCTTTCCTGGGTGGTCTCTCCAGTCAAGAATTAAGACACGATCCTCCGGCAGTGCATGCCGCCGGCGGTAGAACACGTTACCCAGTCCGTTAACGCTGGAGATATCTATCTGGATGTCTGTATTATCACCAAGGGAAGCCTCTATCATCTCTGCATGCTCGTAATGTGCCGAATTATGCGTTGGTACGCACCCCGCAGTTAAATATAGCCCTTCTTCTGATGAAACCGTAATACATCTAACAGGCTCTTTCTTGCCTGTCTTTTTGACAGAGACCACAGACCTCTCTATCGTATTTTTTCGTTTTCCAAATATATCTAACTTTCTTTTTAATCTGAACGGTTTAATTGACTCTGGAAGAACGACAAATAGAACGTATTGATCTCTAAATCCACGCTTATCCTTCTTTATCTTCATCGTTGCATAGCCGCCGAGCGATTCAGCAATAAATCGAACATCATCAGCAAGTTGTCTAGATGACGTGTAATATGACGCCGTGCCTCCTGACTTTCCAGCGCTACCGTCTGTATCCATTAGGCCCTGTAGCAACTCTATCCTATCGCCCACTGAAGCAAATTTATAATCATCCGGTATGCTTTTTTCCCATGACCTTTTCCCGGCAAGTCCTATATCAACAATCAATGTTCTGATGCGGCTTTTATACTTCCACCCCATGCGACCACGGATATCACCGAGGCTGTATGTAATACCCTTTTTTTCTGCCTTCATAGTGACGTAATCAGGAAGACATTTCTTAAAATAAGATACTATTTCATGATCTACGCTGGTTAGCTTCGGCGAATGATTAGGTACTTGCGATACCCCCCCGTCGCCAATCAACGCGCCAACAACGTATGGATGCAATGGCAACTTTATTTTCTTAAAGTTGACTGGCTTGATCAAAGGAAGCCTAAAGCGGTATTGAATCACTCCATTTGGCGATATGTATTTAAACCTGCTATACATCTCTTCCACTCTTATCGTGACTTGCTTCCGCTTGCCTATTACCTCGTTAAGCGTCCATAAGTGATTCGGGCTACAGTAAACAAACGTGCCATCACTAAACCCTATTTGGTATGTTTCAAATTTTCCGCAATCATTGATATTGGTTATTGATTGCGCCTCTCCGTCGATTCCTACAACGCTATCATTCATAGTTAATTCTCCCATAGACTTCCACCCGCCTATGGTAAGAACCTGCGACGTTAGTGTCAACGCCTCATCCTTGAAATACATCAATTTTCGCCCACCACGCCCGATATCATCTCCCGTCTCACCCGTTATTGAAGCACCATTTTCTGGGTTGATCATGCGCATTTCATGTGAATGCTTCTTCTCGTTAAATCCTGTAGGCAATACATACCAAGGGAGAGCGCGCACTAAAGTCCTTAGTTTCTCAAAAATACTATCCATATTCCCGATGCTATCAACATACAGCTTCTTACGGCTCCCCCACCCCACCGAGCTACCTTCACTATAAACCCACAGCCAAATAGAGAAGGCACAGCAAACCCAAGTTGCTCCCATATCGCGGGATTTTTCAATTAGACCGTCATCAGCTCCACCTATCCTAGCCTGAAGCCAATCCACCGTATCTACCTGCTTATTAAATAAAATAAATGGCATGTTGGCAGGAAGACCCCTCGCTACATTCCTGGGGTCATTTGTTACTGAACAGTCTTGGATGAATCGGAGGGGGTTATTCTGATACAATCCAGCCGCCGTTTCCCTGGGGCTGGATGTTGACGATATTACTTTAGATACCAGCATCCGCCGGGCTTCCTCTCCCTGGAAGTCTGGGGGCCAGGTCTCCTTACACACTAGGGAAACACTGACATCGCCCCGTCATCCACCCCGAGCGCTCCCGCCTGTAGGCCCCACATTATGTCTATCGCTCCAAGACGGGGTATGGCCTTCCCCCCCATGACTCTGGCGTAGCCTAGGTCGCCCTTCGCGGGTTGCGCGGCATTAAAGATGACCCTCACCTCCTCTCCTCCGATGTTCTGCGCCCATGGCGCCGTCCCATCATCGATCTGGGTGTAAGTGATTTTGTTCATTGGTATGTTGTCGCTAGCCATGAGTACCTCTTTTACAAATTAGCGTGTTATCCATAGCGGTTCTCCACTGCCTGATTGCTACCTAGTGCGTTGGCTAGTATCTCATGGTTTACCCAGGTTATCTGGTGAGTCTGGGACAGGAAGTACTCTATTAATCCACCAGTTGTTACATAGGAACCGTCAAATGCGGTAGGCGTCCCATGTACCCATGAATCCTGTGTTACATTGTAAACATGCACCTGCATTACTGAAGTTAACGCACTAAAACAGACTACAACCCTGATTCGATCTGATGCGTTCCATGAGGTATCGGCCACAGGGAAGTTAGCCCCATCTGTACTCTGGAATCTCCCAGAAGTGCCAGACATGGACACCACTGAATTACTACTGCCTCTTGTAGATACTATCCCTATATTCCCCGCTTCAGCCTGACTAGCATCCTGCATGATCATGTCCATCATCACAGTACCCTGAGTAGCATCGAAGTTACCAGCCTGTGGGGCTTGGAGTTCTACATCGCCACGGGATGCAGAGCTGCCTGCTACTTCGATTATTGGAGTCTGACCGCCTTCATTCATCTGGTTGGCTATAACAGTTAGTGTGACCCCAGGATTAGCCTGGACACGTAACAAAGCAACACCTGTTACAGAGGTGAACAGCTCCGAAACTTCAATGTAAACACCGCCAGTGCCATTGATAAGCGTGCCTATGTCAGAACCGGTTGTTCTTAACCTGAAAGATCCATCAGCCTTTATGTACGCTACCGCTGAGTGGTTGTTGGTGTTATCTGCTGACCCGCCAAAATCAATGTTTGAGGCGGCTACTCCAGCACTGTTATTAAGCCTTATGACATCCCCGTTAGCTTTAGCCGCCAGCTTTGGGACATCTGTGAATAAATCTACTGAGTCATCTATGAGCGTCATTACAGAGGCAACATCACCTGACTTAGTTACATTAGTTAGATCAGTAGGATTGAGATTAAAGTTCGTACATTTATTAGTACTCCCCGGCACATGCACTAACTCAGGCTGTGGAGACAGTAGCGCACCAAGGCCCGGAGTATATATCCCCGAGGCGTTTACAGAGCCCCCATTGCCACGGCTGTAGATAGCTGTACCCTCAGTGGAGGATACATACTCGCCTACAATCTGATCAGTACGCCCGGTTACATCCTGGACATGCAGATTAGTTACTGCTCCGGTGATCGTTACTGTCAGTGTGGTAGACGCGGCAGTGAGGGGGACGCCGCTATTCGTGCTGATGCGGTCTGTGCCGTTATTTGTCAG